ATAACAGAATGATTATAAGTATCTAGGTTATTTCCTAATGGAAATCTCCATAATAAATTATCATATGATGAAGATTCTGAATTACCTATATATGATTCTGGGTTTAAAGTATGAGTATTTAAACTAGATGTATTTAATATTTCTGACCATCCTCTTATTTCTTGAATTTGACTATAACAAGTACCATTACCAAATTGTGAAGGGATTGTTATGCCACCTGATGGATTAATATTGCCTATTGAAATGTAATATTCTTCATTATCTAAAGGTGATACAGTTGTTAAAATTGAAGATGTTTGATGTCCTACTAAATTATCAATTTTATTTTGAACATTTAATGTATATTGATTTGTAGAATTTTCAGTAATTGAAACATCCCACCATCCATATGTTTTATCACTTGAAGTAACATAAATAGGTAAAGTTAATGATGAAGAAATATAAGTTGAAGATCCTGTATCATAATTTATTAATTTTACAATACCATAATTATAACCTAATAAAGATGTTGGTTCTACAGTAACACCCCATTTAACATCTCCACCACCTGACCCAGTTACTCCTGCTATTAAAATTTGTTTTCCTGATCCTGTAATTGGATTAAATCTAAATTCTAATGTTTTAAATCCATAATTTTCAGTACCTACATTTGGTTTATATATATAAGAATATTTTTCAGATCCATATTTTAAACCATATGTAAATTTATTATAATTAAATTCAGAGTTATCACTATTTTTATCAACTCCTCCAAATTCTATTGGATATAAAATAGTTTCAGGTACACCATATAAAGTATTTAAATAATTAGTAAATTTATTTGATCCTTTTGATTTTAATAAAGTTGGTAAATTATGATATAATCGTTTAAATACAGTTTTAGCTTCATCTTGACCAGATAAAGTATATTCTGATGCTGTTATAGCTGTTTGAAAGGATAATGTTTGGAATGTATAATTTCCATCTTCATTCATTCCGTTTAACCATAAATTTAAATTATCTTGATCTCCATCAGTATATAAAGAAATACCTAAAGATTGCAATGCTAAACCAACTAAATCTTTAGAAATACCTTCAGTTAATTTATTTTTAGCTTTCCATAAATCAGTAAATGCTTTAATATAAATCCAAATATCATCAAATGTTTGACCTATTGATTGAACAAATGGTTTTACATATTGAAAATCATCTTTTTCTTGAATATATAAAGGTAAACCATAAATTAAATTATCATTATTAAATTCATCATAATAACTAGCTGATGTATATTGAAAATTATACCATGTTATAGCTTGAGATGATGTGACTGGATATAAAATATATGGTTTGTTTGTATTTGATTTAGGCCAAGCATAAGAACTAGATTGATAATAAAGATATGATTCATAACCATCAAAATTTTGTAATATATTATTTATTTTATTTTGATATGTAATATAATCTAAATTTGTAGATGGTATAGAATTAATATATGATTGGTATGATTCAAGAGTAGATAATTTATTTTTAAATGTCTCTAATCGTTGAGTAGCTGATCCGAAATGTATAAAGTTATTATAATCAGTATAATTAATATTAATTTCAGGTAAAGATTGAGATATATAATTTAATATTAAATTAGATCCTGAATTGTTTGTTATTTGATCAAAACTATAATAATCACTAGATCCAATTCTTTTATCATCAACTTCAATTGAAAAATTAGCTTGTCTTAATGTTGGTACAGTTGGTGATAAAATAGTATCTATAGTTAAAATAGCTTGATATAATTGACTATTAACTATTTTTTCAACTACATTAATTGGGTAATTAAGACTTATATTAGATGGTAAAGCATCAAATAACTTAATTATTATATATACAGCCCCATTTATATCTTGTTCAATTGCTAATGATGAAGCCGCTATTAAGTTATTATTACCTAAATCAATATAAAATTCAATAAAATAATTTCTATTTTGAATTAAATCAATATAAGATATAGCATTAGAATATAAAACACTATCACTTTCAATAGTTGAAGATATTTTAATTTCTAATCTATCTTGAGAAATTGATTGAATAAATAAATCTGAGTTTGAATTTAATGTTAATATTGGTCTTAAAAAATTATAATATAAATTATAAGTACCAACTCTATAACCTAAGTCAGATATGTTTTTTTCAGGATCAAATGTTATTAATTGATTATCAGTGACTGAATATTCTTGAAAATTATTATTAGTATTTAATAAAGTATTTGTATTTGAATATACAAAAAATTGTATAAAATCTTCAGGCAAACCAAATAATCTGGTCATATCTTTAGATGCTACAAGTTCTTGTTCTTGAGTATCTAAAATATTATTATTTAAAGGTAATTGATTAATTTGTATTGCCATTATTAAATGTATCTATTTGTTGTTGTAAAAGTTGATTTTGGATTTGTAACTCTTTTAATTGATTAAATAATGATTGTAAATTTAATCCTATATATTCAGAACTTCTATTTATTAAAGTCTCATGAGAATTATCTCCAGTTTTAGGAATTTCAAAAAATAACACATCATAATTTTCAAAAAACACATCTACAGTTGGAATTGTTTCAACAGGTGTATTATCTACAGGAGGTGTAAATGTATTAACATTAGTATTTTTTACTTTATTAATACTATTACTATATATTGTTTTATTTGTTTGAATTTGTACAGCCATAATATTACATTCCTACAACTCTACCAATAATATCAGAATTAGGGTATCTAATTTCAAAAATAGATGGATCTAAAGAAGGATAAATAACACCATTTAATGTTGCTCCATTTAAATCATAAGCATACGGTGAATAATTTCCACCTGTTTTATTAATAAATTCTAATTTTTTAACCGCAGCTACACCATTAACTCCAGCACAAGATATAGCATTTTCAACTTGAGATAAAATAATAGGTTGATTTATTGACCATTTATTTATGTCAAAATATTGTTGAAGTGAAGTAATAGCAGCTAATAAAACTTGTTGAGAATTAAATCCTTGTAAAACTTGAATTTCAAAATTTATACCTATGTTAATATAATATGCATCTTTAATATTAATAGCATCTGTTAACATTTTAAATTGAGATAAGTATGTTTTTAAATTTCTTTTTATAGAAGAACCAGCGTTAGTTAATTTATTATCAACATTAGTTGATAAAACATATACATCTAAAGATAAACTATTGTTTGCTTGTTCTACTCTATCTGTATCTGGATTAACAGATAATGCTTGATCTACATATGCTTTAGATATATAACCATATTTTGATGGCATACTTAATGTTCTAACCAAATAATCAGCTTTTGTAACGTTTCTTAATTGAGTTGGAAATTGAGCTAATGTATTTTGTCTAATTTCTTCTAAAGTATCTCCTGGGCCTCCACCTGTAGCTCCAATATTATTATTGAAATTAATAGAGTTTAAAACTAATTGAACAATATTTGAATCTAAATTATAATCATTAATTATTGGGTTAACAGTATTAATTTGATTAATATCATTAGCAGGAACATTAGATAATGGTCCTCCTCCTACAACATATGTAAAAGTAATTGTTGTATTTCTTGGAGCTAAACCATATTCATTAGTAAAAAAGAAATTTGAAGGATCAAAAGCAGTATTAATTTTAGATATGCCATTCTGAATGCCTAAACCAACATTATATGGATTTGGTATTATAGTTTCATCAGCGTTATTTGTAACTCCTGCTCCAAAATTTATTTCTAATGTTGTATCATCTATAAATTGAGAAACAAATCTTCTATTAACTTTTTTTAATTTTAAAATATAAGGTGACTCATTTCTGCTAGTGTAATAATCTGGTGAGAAAACTATATTGTTTTCTGTTGGATCTTCAATTGTATCTTGAGCTAAATAAGGTACTTGATACCATATATTACCATCAGAATCTACAGCACTTATTATTTGGATAATGTCTGAATCAGATAGCTGAATTTGAGGAAACTGTTCAACAGCTCCAAAATTAAAACTTTGAGTTCTTATTTGTCCTGAATAAGCGTTAACTTGTTTTTTAAGAACGTAAAATAATGGATCTGTAGTACCTGTGTAATATGAGTAAACTGTTATATCTGTTGGATCAAAACTACTTGAATATGAAAAATCAACAATATCTTCTGTTATAAAAGTAACATTAGGTTGTTGGGTTGAGTTTATAGTTGAATTTTGAGGTATTTTTAATGTATATCTAAAATCAGGGGCATAAGCATTAGCAGCATCAGATGGTATTAATTGATAAACATCTAAAACAACAGTTGATGGTTTTGTTATTTTAGGTGAATATCCTAAAGAGTAAGCTATAGGTAATATATTTTTTCTTTCTTTAGCTTCTAATAATAATGTTTCTTGAACTTGAGTATCTGTATAAAAAGATAAAACATCTCCAACATATGCTGCTAAATCAATAAACATATTACCTGGAGAAGATTGACCGAAATCTGTATAATTTTGGTAATTATTTTTTATATAATCAACTAAAGTACTTTTTAATTGATTAAAATCTTTATTTAAATATTGTGTATTACTCATTTATGTCTAATGCTAAAGTTAATTCATCTGTTTGGTTATTAATAGTATAATTTATATTTATATAAATTTCATTATTATTTTGAGTAGCATTTACTGAATTAACTCTTATATTTTCAACATTATTAGATATACCTGTTGATATTTGTTCTTCTAATTGTGTTAAATCATTTGTTTGTTCAAACAATAATGCTTTTATACCAGATCCAAAAGATGGATTAAAAAATCTTTCTCCTGGGTTTGTTAATATGTAGTTAATTAATTGGTTTTTTACTTGTTGTTTAGTGGTATAAGTTGATTTAAATACACCGCTATCTTGAAATTGGACTTGTATTCCTATTTCCTTTTTTATAGCATTACTGCCTGATAATTCATTATAGCGATATATAGGTCTAACAGCCATTATAACATTCCTTTAGATTTCATTACATCCATCATATTACTAAAATCAGGTACTTCATTTACTTGGATTTGATGATGATGTAAACCAACTTGATTTTTATTATTGTCTATAAAACTTTCTACATTAGTAATTTGAGGTTCATTCATAAAATTATTCATATGCTGGCCCATAAAATTTTGAGCATTAGCTGATGTATAATTTCCCATAGTTTTCCATTCTCCAGCTTGGGCGGTTTCATTTAAAAGATCTTGTATTGGATCTCCAGTTTTTGGGATCGGATTAAATCTTTTTTTAACAGGTGGTTGTTTTGAAGGAGGAGTTGTTTTAGGAGAATTGATTTCTTCTCTTAATACATTTCTCATTTCTTCTCTAACAACTTCTCTAACTGTTTCTTTTAAAATTTCTTTTAATTGACTTAATTTCATTTTGTTATTTATAAATATTTATTCTATAATTTTTGCTGCGTAGTTTGGTTTATTTATTTGAACTATGCGAGGTGGTTGTGTAATGTTTGTATTTGTATTTTGAATATTTTGTTGAGACTCAATCAATGTATTTAATTGATTTGTTATATCTTGAAGTTGAGAATTTTGACTTTGGTTGTTTGATTGGACTAATTCTATTAAATTTAATATTTCTTTTAATCTATCTATTATTGTTTGAATAATATCTTGATAAAACAAAATTAATGATTTAAGAGCTGATATAGTAATTTGAGCTGAAGATAAATCATCCATTCTTCTTTGTTCAGTAGCTGTATATTGTAAAGATTGTTCAGTAGAAACAGCAGCGGCAGGTGCATTACCTAATGCTAATGAATTAGCAGCTGCTGCTACATCTTTTGCTTTTCTTATTGTTATTGATATTTGTAAAGTAATTTCTAGTATAGCTATTATTTTTTCAGCAAATTCAATTATATGATTTATACTTAGGTTGTTAACAAAATCATCTATCGTTTTTAGCGGCTTTTTATTCGAGATTCGTGTGTTAATTTTATCTGTTGTCGTTATCGTTGATTTTAAAATTTTAGTAACATTACCTAACGCCTTTTTAGATTGTTCAGTTAAAATTGGTATCAATGTAATATTACCATTTTTATCTTTTTCTACTTTGACATTATTTTGTTTTTCTATAATTTTTAATACTTGATCCTCTAATTGATTTAATATTGAATCTTGTTGATTTAAAGCTGATTGTATTCCCGCTGTTACTACTGTATTTGTTAATGTTAATGTTTTTGTTAATGGTTTTTGATTACTTATTAATGTTTGAATAGAAGGAAATAATTGTGATAATAAAGCTGTTTTAGTATCATTAACCCATTGATCCATTGAAAAATTAACACCAGTATTTATAGAAGATTGTTTGACATAAGAATTTAAATTATTTAAATCTGTTGTTAATAAAGAAACAGATTGAATAGTTTTATTTATATCAACATTTGTGTTTTTAGAGTATTGTCCACTAACTGTTAATGGTTTAGCTTCATTAACATCAAAGTTTTGTAATTGTATTAAATCTTGAATTGTTGACATTATACTGTTTTACTAACGGTTGATTTCCATTTTTTTCTTTTCTTTTTAAAACTATTTAATTTACCGTTAATTAATTGAATTAATGAAGGATTAGGTAATGTTGGTACTATACCTAATGCTATTTGAGCACCAGGAAATGAAACTATTTGTAATAATAAATTATATATTTCAATTAGTTCTTTTTCTAAATCATCTCCTTTTACTATTGGTTGATATTTATTTGTAAGTGATTCTGTTCCTAATTGGATAATAGGAGTTGATAACCATACTTTAGATTGTTTGTCTCCAATCTTAGTTTCCATTTTTATAGATTTATTTGAAGATAAATGTATAAAGGTATTTGAGTTTACTTTTATATCATCTATACTTGAAACGATGTCTATTTGGGAGGATTTTATGGATATTTTTTCACTCATTAATTTAGATTTTTAATATCAAATTTATCTATTACAGGCCAATATTTTGTACTAGTATTATCTTCTATTTTTAGAATTATTTTTGCTAATTCTTTAAACATTTTAATATTATTAGTATTTGTTTCATTTTTACCTTTAAATGATAAAACAGTATTCAATTTTATATTTTTATCATAATTAGCTTTTAAATGATTAAGTACATTTTGTTTATATGTATTAGTAGCATCATTAGTTTGACCGAGAGATCCACCAGGTGCATAT